TAATAATTGTAAGATTGGTGGATATGATTTTCACACTACACAAAAATTATTTTTACCAAAACAAAAAGATGGTACAGTTGAAAAACAAGGAGATCCTGAGCAAGTTATGATAGGGCCGCCGGAATATAATGTTTATGAAAGAGTTGGTAATGCTTTGAATATTTTTATAAAATATGAATTGGTAGTAAAAGCTTGGAAATCTACATACACTAGAATTGATTTTTTAGATAAAATATTGGGTATATTAAACAATAATAGTTATGGTTTATTTATGCTTATTTACGGATGTAGACGTGATACGGAAGGTGCCACTGTTGTTGATTATAAAATTGCTCCTGATAATATAAAACTTCAAAATTCATCACAAACTTATAGGTTTAAACCAACTACTTTAAATTCGATAGTAAAGCAATTTAGTTTTAATTTTGAAATGAGTAATCTTATAGCGGGAAGAACGGTATTTAATTCTGGAAAATTAATAGCAGAATTAAAAAAGGATAAGAAAGTTTTAACTCAAGAACTTCCGGCAAACGCTTATAAATCGGTTGATAATTCCACATTTGGTAACGCAGATGGGTTTTACTCAATAAATAATGTGGAATTAAAAAGAATAGAACAAAATTGGAAAGATGCGATTGAAGATGATAAAGATGAGAACAAAAATAAAGTAAAAAAAGAAGAAGGTGAGGAAGCAACAACCGAACCAGAAAATATGGATGATGTTATTAAAAATAAATCCATTCAGTTTTTAATTGATGAAAAAGTTAATAAGAATAAAAAAACATTAATTTATCAAGATTCAACTATTTTTCAGGACAAAATTACTAAAACTATAAATGGAGCAAAAAAGAAAAAGCCATCTTTATCAACAATAGATGTTAGTATAACAATAGATGGGTTTAGTGGATTTGTTCCTGGACAATATTTTAGAATTGATGGTATTCCTGAAATATACAATAAAGTAGGAGTATTTCAAATAACTAATACAAAACATAATATTTCAAAAGATGGATGGACAACCACAGTAGAGGCGAGCCATCGTGTTGTGGATTTTGATGAATAAACAAATAATTTATGTATAAAGATATAGCACAAAATTTAGAATTTTTTGAAATCAAATATCCGGAAACAATAGTCCCTGCGCCAAATGAATCCGATTATGGTGTTGGGTTTATTAGAAGATATTTTACAAGAAAAACAAATGACCCAAATGGACATATTTTTGAAATAAATGATAAATCATATTCGGAATATACTAAAAGTCCTTTTTGGGTAACTGTGGATATTAAATGGAGAATAAAAGGACCATTGGAAGTAACCTATAATAAAAGGGGCGAAGTGGAAGACAAAGGAGTCCGTAATTCAAACGCAGCAGCAATATCAGGCGCAGCAATGACTATGAAGAATATAGGGTTATATTTACCTAACCTGTTACAATTTTATCAAAAATAATTTGTAATTCCGAATATTTTTTGTATATTAGTTCTCTATGAACCTCATTGAAAAGAACAAACAACTCACCGATTTTATTAAGACGGGTAAGAAAATCAAACTATTAGTACCGGTTTGGAGTTCAAATCGTGCTCATCCATTTGGAAATCGTATATCATTCATATATTATCGTACCGCGGATTCTGACGGTATAATTAACTTCAATCATATTGATGCTGCAAAGATAGATAAAATTCCTGATTTTACAACGATAACGGATGTAGACACATTGGTGTATGGAATACGATACTTACAGGCGGTAAATGGACTAGATTTAGAGTGGGTTTGGTTTGAGACTAATGGTACACCCTTCATATTCGCAGACTTCGTAGAAACGCTTTATAGAGGGTATAGAAACGATTTTAATAACATCAATGACTGCATACCTTTAATGAAATGGTATGAGAAGTTAAAAGAGTTGCCTGATATTTCGGAAAGACGTAATTGGGATTCCGATTATACATCAGCAATTATAAACTTGGGAAGGCTGGAAGGGGCTGGGGTCCAGGTCGTAGAACAAAATTTTATTGATACCTATGCATTCAACCCGGCATACATACATAGGGGTAGGGTATTCACACAATACAATCCATATACAACAACGGGCAGACCAACAAACCGACATCTCAATGTAAACTGGTCGGCAATACCAAAAGAGGGCGGCATCCGTAATAATATAGTAACACGCTATGAGGCACATGGTGGCTCACTTATACAAATGGATTGGGAATCATATCACTTACGTCTAATTGGCAGATTGGTTGGGTATGAGTTTCCGGCGGATGTTACGGCTCACGGCCATCTATCAAATTATTATGGGGATATAGACTACGAACAATCCAAAGCCCTAACATTCCGATACCTTTATGGTGGTTTAGATGAAACGGGCCGCCGTATTCCATTCTTCCAAAAGGTGAACGAATATATTGGGGAAGCCTATAAAAAATTCGTAATTTCCGGCCGTTTAACGACTCCCGTCTTCCGTAGAGAGATAGGGTTCAATCGTATTGAGGGTGCTACTGAACAAAAAGTATTTAACTATCTTCTACAATCGCTTGAAACGGAAATCAATTATCGTAAACTGAATGAGATATTAGAGGCGATGGATGGGAAAATGTCTAAGCCTACATTATATACATACGATGCACTCCTTATAGATACTCACCCTGTTGAGAGGGAATGGGTTATCGGAACAATTCGCACTATTATGGAGCGTGGTGGATTCCCTGTCAGAATATATGAGGGAAAAAACTATGGCGAATTGAGTTTGTTATCTTAATACTTTTATATTTATATCATATAATTATATGTGGACTCTGTCCAATTTCTGTCTAATATATAAAACATGATACGATTAAAAGATTTACTAAACGAAGGGTATGGGGTTCAAAAACTTGCTGCCGACTTAGAAGGTTGGGCAAACAAAGAGGGATTAAACTTTAAAAAACTTTCATCCGAAAAGAAACCAGGCTCATATGGTTCAACTATAAGTAATACATTCTACCAAATCGGTGATAAGTACTGTTTGGTAAGATATGAAACCGTAGCAGGTGCACCTCGATTAAACCAATTAATATTTCACGTAACCGATAAACCCGATATGACTGCAAAATCATTAGGTGGTTCTAACTATATTAATGACTTTAGTAATGTTACCAGTATCTTAAACAAAGTAAACATTACGGGTGGTAAGGAAATGGAGACTTGGGATAAAGCAAAGGTTGAGAAATTAGTAAAGGACTTGGGTAAGGATAAGAAATATAATAAGTTCAGCGATGACCAGGCTTTTGAAATGGCACAATCGGTATTAGATGATAATGCCGGATTAGAGAAAGCAATACAAACTATATATAAAGTAAAAGATGCAGCCGGATGGTTAGCAGATAAAATATAAAAAGATGAATATAGATTTTCAAGAAATTCTTAAAGAGTTAGAATTTAGAGTACCAAATGGTATTATAAACTTAAACGAACAACATCAAGTTACAACATTAGTCAAAATACTTCGTGAGAATGGAGTTAGTAATGCCAACGAATTTGCTCAAAGGGCAAGAGTGTATTTTTCATATTTAACAGAAGTTGGAAAAGAAACTATTGTAAAAAATAAAAAAACAGGAAATATATATCCTGTTAAGAATATAGACCCAACTGTTCATGATATTCCAACTCCAAAAGAAATTGAGAAAGCAAAACAAACTGGTAAATTTTCAAAAACAGAACCAAAGGAACCAAAGGTAAAAGGTAAAGCCGTATTTGGAACTGATAAAGGTGCCGATGTATTTCCTACAAAAGAAAAAGAGGCATCCGATATTGATGTTACAAAAGGAAAAGTTGTTGCTGTTCCTAAAACAAAATATGGTACGAATGGTTCAAAAGCTTTGGACCAAAAGAAAGCAGAAAATAGACAAAAATCATTACCACCGTCTGGTATAGCTACAAAAGAAGCCATAAATAATTTCAAAAAGCAATACCCAAAAGGGATTACTACAAAATATGAATATCCTAAAGAAATTGATAATTTGTTAAAATCAAAATTGCCACCGGCCGGATATGATGCACTTAAGTCTATTTTACAAATGTCAAAACAGGGTGATTTTGAACCACCGATTAGTATAATCACAGATCAATATGGAGCAGGGAAAATATCGGCTCAAGCAAATGAATTGGCAATGCAAGCGGTGTTTTGTTTTCCAAATACAAAAAAGGGAAGAGCTGCAAGAACGGAGTTTATAAATTCTATGATTAAAAATGCAGAAGATATTGAAAAAGCAGGGGGAGTTCCAATTTTGGATAAAACTTGGTTATCACATATGGGAGGTGCACATGATGCATTTTCAAAAAATATGGATAGAATGTATGGAGAAGGTAGATGGGAAGTTTCGGGTATGACTTGGGATGTAAGAGCACAGCAAGAATCTTTGGGAGCAAATTATGATGAAAAAGGCGATTCGACCGATATAAATGCACAAGTAAAAATAGACGGAAAAATTCAAAATATAGAAATAAGTTGTAAAAAAGACTGGAATATATTTTTATTAAATGCAGGTCTTGGAGATGCTTCTAATTGGTATTATACACTTGGAAAAGAAAAAGAAGACAGGGCAAATGAATTGCAAAAATTAAAAGATGCAAAAGACCCCAAATTTGGTAAAAAAGAAGAATCGGAGTTGAAAGAATTAAATAGATTAGCTATGTCAAAAGCACCTATAAAAAATTCAGATCTCCAAGATGCTCAATTAAAAAGTGCTAAAAAAGGATTTGAATCTATTAGAGAAATACCAAATAAAGATTTTGCAAATACTGTAAAAGATTGTATGTCTAGAGGCAAAAATGACCCTTTATATATGGATAAAAATGAAGCTGAATTAGCAAAAAAAATTCAAAAGTACTTAAATGGTACGAAAGAATTAGATGCTGAATCTTTTGCTAAATATATTGGTGGGGGTGCAAAAGATTTCAAAAAAGCAGTTATGGTATATCATAAACTATTAGGTTCTTATTCAGATGATACAAAATGGCTAGAGTCGCATAAAAATATTACATATAATTTTATGAAAGAATCAGCAAAAACTATGGCATCCAACAAAGAATTTCAGGGAATGTTATTGAGAAAATTACAACAAGCTATTCCTGTTAAAACTATGGTTGAAGGTGTAGAGACCATGCAAATAGATAGTATGTATATCACACAACAGCATATGGCGGATATGTTTGGAACGGCTGATTGGAATAAAATAAAAGAATTTCTATCAATAAAAGTTGAAAATGGTGTTGCTTTTTTAACATATAGCGCAAAAGGTCCTAGCGCCAAACCACTAAAAATTGCCAATATACAAATGAGAGAAAAGGGAGTTGGATATAATGGATCTGTAGCATTGGAATGTTTACCATCAAAAGAATTTGCTAAAGCTTGTAAAGAAATAGATGAAAAAATAAATAAAGCATAATGAATACACAATTACTTTGCTTATTCACAATTAAACCGGAATTAGATATTTCGGTTGAGTTCATAGTAACTAACTATGATATAGTAAATCCTAATGTCTTCATTTTGGAAAGCAAAGTAAGACCAGAAGAATTGTTTGTTACCTTTAATGTAGAGAAAGGTTCAGCACCAATTCCTTCACAATGGAAAACTATACTTGTCCATAGAAAAAAGCAGACAAATACTATATACACTATAAACGCCTTAAACGAAGTTGTGAAATCAATGACAGGCGGACAAACCGACAATTCATTCGTAATTGATTGGGAAGAATTTCATAATTGTATATTAACCACATCAAATACAGGCTACAAAAAGATTCCGACAAAAATACATAAGAAAATCGTTTTGGAAAATTAAACCTGTTATGAATGCCAATATCTTTACTAAATACAAATGGGACAGGTGGTATCTCATTAAGTAATACTAACAATTCCGGAAGAATTACAGCAACCATATCATCCGGTATAGTAACGGATGGATTGACTTTAAGATTGGATGCAAGCGATGCTGCATCATATCCAGGCTCCGGAACAACTTGGACGGATATAGCAGGAACGGCCCAAAATATAACACTTGTAAATTCTCCAACTTACACATCGGGTACTCCAGCATACTTTACATTCAATGGTTCAACACAAAGAGGTACAGGAACAGGCGCTGTATTATCATCAACAACTTACACCAAATCGGTATGGTTTTATCTAAATTCATACGCTGATAACAATTTGGTAAGTAGTGAAGGTTCCGGCCACTATATGTTTTTCGGAGGAACAAATAGACTTTATTCAGGCCATACAAATTGGGCCGGATTCCCTTATACATACGCATCGGTAGCAACTTTTAGTTTAACTACATGGTATAATACTACCCTTACATTTAACACAACCGATGGAATGAAACTTTATATTAATGGCACATTGGATAGTTCTTATACGGCAATTAAAACGGCATTTAGTGGAGATGGTTCGACAAATATAGCATGTTATGGAGCTGGAAACTTACTAAATGGTAGAATATCCAAAGTATATTGCTATAATAGAACTTTAACAGCGGTAGAAGTTTTACAAAATTACAATACCGATAAATCCCATTTTGGATTATAACATAAAAAGTTGGTAAATCGGAATATTTTTCTTATATTTACAATATGGCAACAAAAAGATTTAAACCGATTGAAATAGAAACCGATAATCCGGCTACTATTTTCAATGATTATAAATTTGAATTATCTAAAGCAATTATACATGCGGTAGATTTTGGAGTTCGTAATAAAAAGAAAAAAGTAGATTTTGCATTTATCGTTATTAAAGGTATATTGGTTATTACTCTTTCAATAGACCATAGAGAATATTTAGACCTATTAGAGCAAAACATTGAAAATCTTCTTGAATTTGAAGCATATGAAGATTGTGCATTAGCAGTTAAATTACAAAAGAAAATAAATAAAAAGTTACAAAAAGATGAATTACAATTACACCCACAAGTACAAGAATCCGGAAGTAGTAAAGCAAATTGAAGAACAATATCCAGAAATGACTGCCGAATATAAACGCATTATTATGGAAGGATATGAAACATTTTGTTCAAAACAGTCAAACTACGGACCACATAACATTTCAGTAGGCACAAGTCTAGAAACAGATGATGATAAAAAGTTATCTCTTACAGGACTCTGGTTCCGAATGAACGATAAAATCCAAAGATTAAAGCAATTGGTAGTATTGGGAAAGCAGGATAATGTGGGGGAAGCCATAGATGATACCTACCAAGACCTGTCTGTATATGGGGTTATAGCGCAGTTGGTGAGTCGTGGTAAGTGGGCAAAATAAATTTGGCAAATTCAAATATTTTTCGTATATTTACTATATGAAAAGATAAAAAGGTTATATATAGTAATAGGGAATATTGCAATAAAACCTTAAACTTTAAACTTAATTTTTAAACCTTAAAAACAAAAAACAATGGACATTTCATTGGCATTGAATCGCTTTAAGAGCCTTCAAAACAACACAAAAAAGTCTGATTCCATTTGGAAGCCAGCAAACGGAAAATCTCAAATCCGTATCGTTCCTTACAAGTTCAACAAAGACCTTCCTTTCATTGAACTTTATTTTCACTACAACATTAACAACAAGACTTATCTGAGTCCGATGTCTTTCGGTAGACCTGACCCAATCGTTGAGTTTGCAGAAAAACTTAAGCGTACAGGCGATACTGATGATTGGAAAGCAGGTAAGAAAATGGAGCCGAAACTTCGTACTTTTGTACCCGTAATCGTACGTGGTAAAGAGAATGAGGGAGTAAAGTTCTGGGGTTTTGGTAAGACCGTTTATCAGGATATTCTTGGTTACATTGCCGATCCTGATTATGGTGATATTTCTGACCCTATGAGTGGTCGTGATATTGTATTGGAAGTAACATCCGCTGAAGAATCCAACGCATCTTATCCTACAACAACAATCCGTGTTAAACCTGCAACTACAAAATTGCACGATGACCCGACTGTTATTAAGGAATTGCTTGATAATCAGAAGGAAATTACCGAACTATATTCGGAGTTATCTTACGCTGAGTTAAAAACTATTCTTGAAAATTGGTTGAACCCATCAGCAGCCGCAATCGGTGATGATGAAATGGTTGACGAGTTAGAAGCTCCAAAACCAAAGACAACCACAGCAACTACTGCTACAACTAAACCGGCAGCAAAATCAAATCCAGATGATGAAATTGGTGATTTGCCTTGGGAAAAGAAAGCAGAACCTGCTAAAGCAAAGGATGATGTAGCATCAGCATTTGACGATTTATTTAATTCTTAATTCTAAACATTTATGGCCAAAAGAGAAGAGGACTTAGCAAGTGTGCTTGCTGAATCCCTTAACAAACAAAACAAAGACGGAAAGATAGCATACTTCCTCACCGATGGTGGTGGAGATGCTCCGACCAATGTAAAAGATTGGTTATCCACCGGTAACGCTATATTAGATGTAGCAATATCAAACCGACCTTATGGTGGATTTCCCGTAGGCCGTATTGCAGAAATAACTGGGTTAGAGCAGAGTGGAAAATCTCTGCTCTCTGCCCATTTACTCGCTGAAACCCAAAAGAAAGGTGGAGTAGCCGTTCTAATTGATACCGAAACCGCTGTAAATAGGGATTTCTTGGAAGCAATTG